AAAAATGTTCGTATTGAATTGTCTACTCAACCAACAAAAAAATACATGGTTTATAATCCTAATGATAATACTTGGGTTCATTTTGGTAGAATGGGTTATGAAGATTACACTCATCATTTAAATTTAGAGAGAAGACATAATTATTTAGTTAGATCCGCAGGAATTAAAGGAGATTGGAAACAAAATAAGTATTCGGCAAATAATATGTCCCGTCATATTTTGTGGGAAGTTTAATTTATTTATTTTTTAATCTTTTCTAATATTATATGCCAAAAAAAAATAATAAAGAACCTATAAAATTAGTTATTGATACTAATGACAAAAATATTTCATCAATTATTAATTTACCAAAAAAACGAACTTATACAAAACATACAAATGATGAAGAAAGAAAAAAGGCTATTTTAGCATCTAAAAGAAAATATGCTAATGAACGATATGCTAAACAAAAAGCAGCAAAATTAGCAGCAAAGCAAGGCGAAGGTATTTTTGATTCTTTAAAATCTGCTGCTAAATCCGTTAAAAATACTGTAGAAAATACAGCAAAATCAGTTAAAAATACCGTTGTGTCAACCGCTAATTCTGCTGAAAAATATGTTAATGCGGTCGTTAACGGTCGCAATGATTATCCGCCAAAAGTTCGCACTATTTTAGCACAACAAGGTGACCAAGTTATTGTTGGTATTACTATTGGTCGAACTCCTGTTCCATCGGTTTTAACAAGTATTTTAAGTGTTGCTTCAGGTGGAACATTTGGGGCTAATTTAAAAAATAGTCCTTATGATACGTTGTTTCATTTATTTTTGAGATTGGAATTGGATAATGGTACTGTTGTTAGTTTAGAAAAAAATGAAGTCATCAATATGGATATAAATCCTCCTTTACCTGCTAATACTCAAACTCAAGTAGTAACTCAATATAGTGAAGGTCTTACGCCTAACGGAATTTTAGGAAACGCTCAAAATTATATGGGCGGTAAGTTTTTTACTTATTCCGCAAGAGATAATAATTGTCAAGATTTTATTTTAGCAATTTTTAATAGCAATAATATCGGAACTGCTGAAGATAAATCATTTGTTAAACAAGATACAAAACAATTATTTGGTAATATGACTGGATTAAGAAAACTATCGAATACGGTTACGGGAATTGGAGCTACTGTAAATACAATTACGACTGGGTCAGGATTAACTGATAAAGTAATTAAGCATTTGAATAAAGATAATAAAGAAATGATTAAATTATCAAAAGCATTTAAAAAACATTTAAAAACTGAAAAAATTTCTGGTAAAGGCGGGTTTCCAAGTAGAGAAGCAGAATATTATTCTCATCAAGTAATAAATACAGAAAGTATTACTGTTGAACAACTACGAGAATTAATAACTGATAAAGAAAAACTACTTAGAAGTGCAAATCGTGAACTTAGAGTATTAGAAAATAATCTCCAGAGACTGATTGCACGAAGAGCAGATATTAGTTCGAGAAAATCTATGCAAGATTTAATTGAAGAAAAAGACCATTATCGTAACGAAATCGCAGCCTCAATAGACGAACTAAAAGCAGATTTAGAACATCGTTCTACACCAGCACCAGCACCAGCACCAGCATCAGCACCACCATCAGATTCAACCGATACAAATGGAGGCGGATTAAAAAATAAAAAAATAAAAGGTAAAGGTATTTTATTTTCATCAGCAAGAGTTGCACCTGATTTTTATCATGCAGCTGATGAAAATACAGATGATATGACTGTTGAACAAATACAAGCTTTATTAGCCACAACATTAAGTGAATTGAACCCATATAGATTACAACGTAAGGAATTAATAAGACAACGAAGGCGTTATGAAACAAATCGTGAACGCTCAACTGACTTTAATGAAAGGAGAACATTAAATGAATTAATTCAAACTTGTCAAGAACAAATAACCAACCTCGACGCAGAATTAGAATTTCTTCATTTTCGTATGACAACTTTAAGAGACGATTTAAGAGAACGACAAGCCGCCGCAGTCAATACAAATGGAGGCGGGTTAAAAGTAAATAGTGTTAATTTTAATAAAATTAAATGGGGAACATTAACAACTCAATTGAAAACTTTTCAAAAGAAACATCCATCTATTACTACTTTAGAAGATTTTTCTAATTATATTTTAACTCATCCAAAAGAATTTAGAGAGAAAACTTTACAACGAGCACACTTTTATATAAATGTAGTAAGAAAAGGAAAAGGTATTGAAAATAAAATCTCTACTAATATTAAAATGCCAAAATATCCAAAAGGTTCACAACAAGCAAAAGATTTTATGGCTTCTATAAGAGCAAAAAAGGGCAAAGGTATTCCTCAAACAGGAACGATTGCGATTAATATAAAAAATAGAAAAGCCATTACTGGAACTGGTGCTAGTGTTGATACTGATAATAGTGATAGTGATAGTGATGATGAAATTGCTCAAGGACAAGGACTTTATGCATCTGGAGGTCATGGTCTTTATTCAAGCGGTAATGGTCTTTATTCAAGCGGGGCTGATACGGGTGGACAAGGCGTCCATATTCATCATCACTATCATATTGGTTCTAAAGGTGGTTCTCTCAAATCTATTGGAAATGATATTAAAAATGCTTTTAGTAAAAAGAATATAACTCATAATCTTGATGTTGCGGGTCATTATATTATTCCATCAATCACTGGTGCACTTGGCGGTGCGGCTGGTAGTCTTGTTGGAGGCCCTGCAGGAGGTGTTGCGGGTTCAGCCCTTGGTGGATTTGCGGGTAACCAAATTGATAAAGCTCTTGGTATTCAAAATGCTACCAATATCAATACAGGAGCAGGAATTGGAAAACGTAAACAAAAAAAGTAAATTAAAAAATTGATTTAAAATTTGTTATTTAATAAATACAACTAAATAACAAAAATGAATATTAACGGAGAAATTTGGACTGAAAATCGTCAAAAAAAGAAAAATACTGTATCTATTTATAAAGGGGTTAAATTAGATATTAGACCAAACATTAAAAAACCATGGATAACTATAGTAAAAACAAAAAATTGTTATAAACATTTATCGATGTTTAAAACTGAAAAAGAGGCTGCTTTATTTTATAACCAATATATTATTGATAATAATTTACAAGATTTTTTTTCCTTAAATGTTATAAATGATTAAACAATTTATTTCATAAAATTTATGTTTGTTGGTAATCTCATTATATCAGGGTCATTCTTTTTATACTCATCATCGCCTTGTATTTTTGTAATTATATCAATTGCTTTTCTTTTTGTTGGGTCTTTACTCATAAAAAAATGTGCTAAAATATATTCATTTTTTTTCCAATCAACAGATACATTTAAATCATCAAAATAAGACATAAACATAGCCACATCGTTATATAAATCTTTACAACGGTGTTCCCATGTATTTATGTAATGTAAAAAAGCCGCAACATAATATCCGCAAGCATTATTCATTAAACTTTGAATATCAGTTTTAGTATAAGGTAAATATTTTCCTGTATTATTTTTTACAAATTTTACAATATCTTCACTTGGAGCAGCACCGTATGGATCGAAGAAAATTGGCTCGATTTTTCCGTTTGGATATTTATTTACTTGTAAACAAGTCCAATGAGAACCCTCATTAGCATTACCTTCATCATCAAACGCATTATCCAAATTAATAATATAACCTTCATTATAAGTTAATTTACGAGGCAATTCGTCTTTAAAAAAACAACCTACAAGTTTAAAATTCATTTTTTTACTTAATTCGGTTAATTGTGTGTCTGTTAACATATAAAATATTCTGATATTATTATTTTATATTTTAAACTCTTATAATCACTTAAGCAAAAAGACCTCCACCTGATTTTGCGTATTTAGCAAATTGAGGAGGCAAAGTATGTCTAAATTGATAATTTGCTGAAAATGGTTGAGACTGCATAGCAAAAGGTAAAATTCCTTTTCCTCCAATAGAACTTACCTCTCGTCGGTGTTTATGATGATGAAGTCCCCAACCCATTGCTGAATCGAACGGAGAAGTAGAAGGTAAAATTTCGTTTCCACTTGTATAAGTATTATAAACTCCATTTGTTATTTTTGCCGATTCATTATTGGCTACAGCATTCATTAAATTACTTTTTGCTAAATAATTATGATTTGTTCCTAATTCTTTATTAATATTATCATAAACAACACTTTGTTTTGCAGCATCTTTTAAATTTGAAGCAACTTTTTGTTTACTGCCTTGATATTTGCTTGGATTATCTAAATAATCATTTGCTAATGCACCGAGAGAAGCAGCAGAACCATAAATGGCTGGAACAGCGGCAGTACCCAAACCACCAGTTGCGACCGTTTCAGTCCCAGCTAATGCTGTTGCACCACTCGCTAATCCCGCTAAAATTGCTGCTTTTGCCATTGGTTTTACAGCATCGCCTACAGCATAAGCTGCTTTTTTGACTCCATGTTTATCCAAAAATTTATCAAAATGTTTTCCAAAAATACCTTGACCTTGTAATTGAGGTGCGACTTCAGCATTTGTTTGTAATTCCGTAGGAGATAATTGAATCTCGAGACCATCTCCTAAATCAAAATTACGTGTTGCCGTAGAATAAGTATCAGGACTAACAACAACATCTACACCTGTTCCTTTAACGGCATGTTTTACTCTTATTTTACCTCCTTTTTTAAGTTTTTTAATTTGATTTGGTGATGCTTTAATATGTAAAACGTGGTGTGTCATTATATTATTTATGAAGAAAATATAATTACTTAAAAGTCTCAATTTTTTTTTGAATATATTTAAACTCTACTTCCACTCAAGATATCGATAGAAATTGATGTAGAATACTCAATAAAGCAATATAGGTCTAATGCTTGAGATGAAATATTCTGCCCGATAATTTGGACCGATTTAGGGACACTTTCCTCGACGGGCAACATTCTCTCTAAATTAACATAGTAATAACAGTATTCCATTTCAAAACCAAGACTATTTACCAAGCCAGAGTTCAAGCCCGAAGTCTGACCCCCATTAACTGAATTACATCCGTAAAATTGGTTGTTAAATTCTTCAAAATCGTACCGCTGGGTGTTATATATGGCATTTTGTCCGCTTACAACCACATTAAAGTTGGTAAGCAGAGCAAGAGGAGATGTAGGTCCAGCACCTGCAGGGTCAAAAGGACTTTGCCAAACGGGCATACCTACTGGTAGAGCCGTATTGGGATTTACTCCGTTAGCATTAGCAGCACCAGTAGATGAATAGTAAGGGAAAATTATGATGCTGCGTATTCCTGCTATGCCATTTGTAAGAAGGGAGTTAAACTGTGCACCTGATTGAACATTATTTACTTGGTATTGGTAGTAATCGCTATAATTAATTTGTTTTACGGGGCTGGAAAGATATGCTGATTCATAAACAGGGTTGAAAGTATACGAAGGCACATATAGGTAAATACTTTGGGCAAGAGGCGAAGGTTGATAAGCCGCAATACCAGCAACAGTAGAGTTCAAACATTTAGCACCGACTTGAACTGTAGCAATAAAAGGCGTAGTCGCTCCAGCAACACCACCAAGAGAATTTCCACCTTGAACACGTGCAGCCGTTCCATCACCAGAGGCAATCATTAGAGGATTGACACCACCAACGGGGACACTTACATTTGTAAGATTGATACTTGTCAAAGCACCACCGCCTCCCAATGTGGTTGAGAATGTCGTGCTTGAGTTATTCAAATTCATTGTCATCTTCATAAATACCCCCTTCAATAAAGGACACATTTCAAAAAATGAATGAACATGTTTCAAATAAACGGTTGCCGTAACCGCTATTTGAAGAATACCACCACCTGCCCCAATATTAGCCTTATTGTAAACATAAGATTTCCATACCAAATTCGCAGCATTTTGCTGTAATAGACCAGCAGTAGTAGAAGAACCTCCATAAGCAGTAAACCCAGCAGCAGCACCAGCACCCGTTGTGCTTGGAACACCGTCTGCGTCAAAGTTGATATATTGTTGTCTCATCAATAGACCTCTGTTACCACTTCCAGAATTATAGTGGTTAAACGAAGTCGTTATTGCGACTGGAATATCAACCGCAGCATAATCACTGTTATTACAGACACCTTGTCCAAAAGTTGTTCCTACCCCAGCCGCTGTTGGCGTATAATACGTCCATGTTAATGGGTCATCTGGATAAAATCCGATTGTTGACCCAAGAATTGTGACATCATTCATAGATAGACTCGTCATTAATTTGAACGAATTTACCATATTAATGAACGGCGTTTGTTGTATAATGGTAGTACCCATGTAATCCAACGTAAAAGAGTGAATCATCGTCCCGAACCAATTTTTCAAACCAAGAACGTAATCCGCAGACGTAGCCTCCGTAGCAGGTTTAAACGTGCAATTTGCTGTAGTAGATGAAAGAGTAAGCATAAGGGGCATCAAAAGATACGATTCTCGATAACTCAAATATTTATTTGAATTACTTAATTGAGATGTGTCAATAACAGACTGATTCGCATTATAATTTTGCGACATATTATCCAAAATATTTAACCAACTTTTTTGAACAAAGACATTTGGAGAGCCTTCTATTTCCTGTGATAAATCAAATATCAACTTGTCCGTCATTATATACTATTCTATTGAGAAAAAAATATAATGAATTGAACTCTAAATTAACCTTTTTATTTAAATACTAAAAGTAATATTTTTTTCCTTCTTTTTGCCTTTTTGAGATTTCACAAATAAATTCTCAAGTTTCGAATTCATACTTGCTAAACTTTTTTTGTTATTATCAGAAATTCCGCTACCTATACCTTTTCCTAAAGATTTATAAGGGTCACTACCTGTAGTATTAATATAGTCTTCTAAATTTGTATAACTACCACCAACAGACATACTTCCATGTCCACCATCAAGCAAAACATCTCCTATACCTCGCCCGTTAATATGTTTTTGATTAAATGTTTTTATAGCACCTCCTTTAAAATATGCTTTTGTAATATGACGCATTTATATATTACAAAAAGATTATTTTTATTTAATGCTTACACTAATCTATTCTATTTTTGATTTTTTGTTTTAAATTACGCAATTTTAAACTTGTAACCATTAATGTATGTAATAATGTTATTTGTTTATGATTTTCACTTTCTTTAACCGCATCACAACCCGTCTTAATATCTTGTAATATTCTTTGCTGTTCTTGCTGTAATTTATCATAAAGTTCTACTAAAAATTGTTCTGTTAAATCATTCATTTTAATTTATTTAGAGAGAATAATAATAAAATTGTAACGCATTATTTACCACTACTTTCGTCAGCATCTTTAATAACCAATATTACTGTAATTTGCGGGTCAAGAATCGGTAATGGTTGTAAATTTGTGCCTAAAAAAGTCAGTGTAAGTTGACTATATGTTCCGTCAATTAATTTATTCCATGTAAAATTTGGAGGTTTATCGCTAATAAGTGTTCCAACTGCTCCTTGTGGAACAATACTATAAATAATACTACTTGGCAATGCATAAGGATTGTTTATATTTGAAATAGAGAGAAAAATACTGCTATTAGGCTGAAGATTTGGTGCTAATGTTGATAAGCAACTGATAGTTCCAGCCCCATTAATATTAATAAGTGGCGTATTGGGACTTGAAACATACGGGTTTGTAGTAGAATTAAAAGGAGTTTCAAAATTTGGTGTAAATCCCATAATAACGTTTAGATTCGCATTGATTGTAAATTGAAGATTTGTGGAATCTGTTGGAAAACCTACAAACCCTGCTGGAGCAGTATATCCAAGAGTTGCTGCTTGTGCAGCAGTTGGAATTTGAAAAGTATTTATTTGAACAGCATAACGTGTTGGATTTAACAACCATTCTCCGTAATAAACATTTTTTCCAGCCGCATTTACAAGATATGTTCCATTTTTAATAAATTCATACTGCAAAAATACGTTTAAATCCGCAATTTCATACAACCCATTTGGTATCAATACAGTATAAGTATTTGTAACAGCACCAACAGTCCAAGTATATGTAAAATTATTGTTATTATAACCTGAAGTAATGTTAAACCAACTGTAATACATTGAAACTGATGAAACCGCAATTGAATTGCCTTGAAATAAAATAGAATTTGGAAACTTATAAACCATTACATTATTATCCCCGTTTTGAACAATATTTGACTGTGTTAAAACAATTGTTCTCATAGTATTATATTATAAATATATTTTTTATTTAATGAACTTGTTGCTAAAGTTTAATAATGTTCAAACGGCAAAGAATAAGGAAGCACTACATTATGTCCTTTTCGATGATAAACTTTTGAACCTTTTTTTGTAGTAAAATCTAAATCACCAATGTGGGTTTTTGATTTTGAGCCTTTATGAAAGCCTTTTCCCTCAAAAGGACTTTCTGTTTCTTTAACATAATGATGATTAATATGATGAACTTTACTACCTTTTTTACTTGTAAAATCAAGGTCTCCAATATGCGTTTTTGATTTAGAACCATAATGAAAACCTGACCCATGCATTCCTAAAGATGTTGGAACTTGACTTCCTCCGAAATAAAATGGAGTTTGTAAGGTATCACTTCTCATCTGTGGAATATTATTGCTCGTGTGTGGATGAGTTACTTTGGGGAAATACATTATACATTATAACAAGAAAAAAACTTAATATCCGATCGTGGCTAAATCCATCAAAATTTCTTTGGCTTGACCTTTCGGCAATAAATTATTATTTACCATTTTTACAATTAATATTTTAAATTTTTTCACTAATTCTGTACTATTATTGCCGTTCAAGATTTCACCCTTAAAAATATTAAATTGATTTATATCTTTTTCATCATCATCTTTATTAGGGGCTGGAATAGACAACTTATCAAGTATTTTTGTAGTTTTTGCTAATTTATACAAATACTTTTTCTCATCATCGCTTAATTTTTCAAGGTCGTGATATTGAGGCTGTCCACCACCAACAATTGTTCGAATAACATTACCTAATTCTGGTCTTACTCGTATTACTGGATTTCCTGTAACATTCACACCAGTTCCCCGTTTAATTGCTATTATATTATCTCCTAAACGAGTATTATCAATGTAATATCTTCCTAATGGAACATGTGGATTAGTTTGTAAAATACCTTTCTTACTGCTCAAATTGATATTTAACCCTGTGCCTTTCATACGGCTTGATATTTTTTTTTTACCTATTCCATGACCTCCTACTTGTAATTGTGATTCTAAATAATTATAAACATCATTTAATATAGGATAAACAGTTGTTCCTGAACTACCTTTTTGAATTCCCAAAGCGGATAATGTAAAAGGGTTTTTACCTCTTGCTCCTGCTCTTGTTCTGCTTTTTTTAATAATTGAAGCAATTGTGTCTAAATAAGTAATCATGTCATCTCTTGTTTTAGCAGAAAAATTACCTGATGAAAGTTTAGTAAATTGAACATTAGGCGGTGTTTGTAATAATGGAGCTAATTCTGTTCTTGCTGTAGCATCAATATCTCCTAAAGCCCCTTGAACTGCTAAACTTAATGTAGATTGAGTTGTTGCGGCACTTGCTGGAGTTGACGTTCCACTTGTTCTTCCTTTAGTTGGCGTTCCAATTGTTTGTAAACTTAAAGGTTGTGAACCACTACTTGCACCACCTGCTCTTTGTTGACTGGCTAATTCAGCATTAACCGCATCAATAACCGCAGCAAAACCTCTATATACACTATTATCTACATCAATTAATGCCAATAAATCATCTGCTGTAGCATTTGCGTTTGTTTTATCTCTACTTCGTATTTGTCTCTCTAATTGTTTTGTTAAACTAAATATTTGAGATTGAGTTGGTAATTGATTTGTTAAATCGTTTAAATCAGTCATAAATTGGGCTTTTGCGATTTGATCATTTATATTCATGATTTTTATATTAAAATCGGCAGTTAAAGCGGGTAAAAAAGTAGTCAAGTCATTTATATGTTGCTCCATTAAAGTTGCTTTAGCAGAATCAATTACTCCACGCCCTTGTTTGGTAACCAATTCAAGAGCCGATAATGCCGATGGCAAATTCTCAAAACTACCCAATATTTGAGTAATACCACTTAAAACATTAGCACCACTCGTTTGTTGTAAGCCAAAATTTACACCATTCGTTTCGTTAGTCATATCCATGTATGATTTTAAATATGGAATAAAAATATCTGCTGGAACACCGTATAAATACTGTGGTTTTATTTGTGTAATAATTTGGTTAATTTGTTGTGCTAAAAATTGTAACTCGTCATTTGTTAATCCTTCCACAATAGCCTGAGCATTTTGCCCATCAGCAATTTGACTCAATTGACTGCGTAATGACACCTTAAGATTTTCTATATCTGCGAGTTTTTCAAAAGTTGTGCGTCCGTCCGTCACTTGGGTTGGTGTCTGTCCCGTTTTTACAAATATTTTATTAGCTTGTAAATTAATATCATTATTTTTAGCTTCTAAAGCTAAATTCGCTAAGTATTGTTGCCTAAATTTTGACGCATCATTTGGATTTATTAAGGGTTGACCACTCATTATACTTTATTGTAATATTATAATTTAAATTTTACAATAAAACGATTATTTTTTTAAAAATATTAAACATTTTTACGAATAGGTCTTTTATAAATAGGGAATTTTGTATAATCCTCATCATTTATAGTCTCAAAAACAGTTTCGATACATGTTCTATTAAATTCGGCAATTATTTCATTATCATCTTGTTCAAATAATTCTTCTACCATTTTTAAAAGTTTGTTTTTTTGTTGTTTTTTCATTTTACTTACATTGGTAGTTATAGGGTGTAAATTCATTTTTGCTAAAGCAATTACCTTACAACGTTGAGCTTTGTTTCGTTTTGCTTGTAATTCTAATTCTTCGGGGGTTAACTCAAAGGTAGGACTATCTGGACGCAACTCTAAAATAGGTGTGGGGTCATAAGCTAATTCTGTCTGTTCTGTTTTTTGGGATTCAAATTCACTCATATATAATTGGATAAGAAAATAATATTATCATTTTTAACGATTTATTTTAACAATATTAAATTTCCCAAGTTCGGTTATAATCTTTTGGATAATTAAGTAACAATTCAGTATTTTTTTGTATATCTTCCTTAGCATATAAGGCTCTCTTTTTCAATTCTACATTACTATTCTCTCTATCTTCATTAATAAAGTTAGTTATGTTTTTGCTTTTATAAGGCTCTTCCTTCGCAACTATGATACGCCATATTCTTCGCATAGGATAAGTATTTAAACTATTGCTCTTATAATCACCATATTTATTTTTAAAATCTTTCCAATTCATTTCTTCTCCATAATAGTCTGCTATTTTTGTTCCTTTTTTAATAAATTCTTTCGAAAATACTCCGATTCCATCAATTAAAGAGTCTTTTGTGTAAACTAAATGGTTATCCATTACTATTATATTACTCTAAAAATAAAGAAAATAAACTTTCAAGTAAAACCTTATCTTGTTCATCTAAAGAATTATATTTTGCTGCTAAACTGGCAATTGTAAGATTTACTTGTGGTAATGCTTTGCGTTTATAAATTATTCCTCTTAAAATTAGTCTTTGTAAAAAAGTTAGAGAGAAAGAATACGGTATAAATACTAAAATTATTAAAAAGAGTTTCATTCCTTGTTAAAGTTGTTTATATTATATTTTTAATTAATAAAAAAATTGATTTAATAGTTTCTTTCTCTCTAATTATAAATTATAACTCTAAAATGTCGAATGAAACTAATAATAAAAAAGGAACAAGCATAGTAACAATTAAATATGACTCTATTCATCATGTAATTGAAAAAATTAAACAAGAATTTGATATGACTCAATTAAGAATTAATGATAATGAATTTTGTGATGTTAATTTAATGCTTTACTATTTACCACTTCAAATAAAATTAAGAGAATTAATTGAAAAATATGAAGATTTATTTGAGTATAATTATAAAACCGCTACATTAGGTTGTCAAAATATGTTTGCTATAATAATTGCTATATGTAGCGATTTAAGTATTTGTAATTCTTGGAAGGATTTAATGAAACAATGGGAAGATTATCATAATATAAGTTATACTTTTGAAAGTGATAATTCTGAAGATTATGATGAGAACAATAATAATACAAAAGATAATTCGTTAAAGCGTTGTTGTTGTGGTCACCCTTTTATTCATTTAAAAAATCAATATTTAGTGACTAATACATTAACTAATCTAACTTTGCTTATCGGATGTGATTGTATTGAAAAAAAGTTACTAATCAATATGGCTGATGAAAAAAGAAAAAGAAAACAAGATATAAAAAATAAAGAAAAAGAAAAAATAGCAGCAGAAGAATTAGCAAAATGGAATGAACAATTAGCAAAAGAAAAAATCAAAAACGCAATAAAAGCAAAACAAGCAGCAGAAAGATATGCTCTACAAAAAGCAGAATTAGAAGCAAAACAAGCACTCGAGTTAGCAGCCAAAATAGCAGCAGATCAAGAAGCCAAAATAGTCGCCGAAAAGGAAGCCATATTGTTAGCAGAATTGAAGCATAAAGAAATAGAAAATAAACCTCTTATATTCCGAGTGTTTTATAAACAACAACCAAATAGATTTATATGGTTAGGTACTAAATGGAAATGTATAATTTAATACTTATTCATCATCGCTATCCGTATCATCATTATTTACTACTTCTTCTCTCTCTTTAACAAAATTATAGTAATTATCTGTTATAAATTTGTTACCATTTTTAGTAGTTAATACTTCAAGTTCAATAATACCTCGGCATAAAGGGCATAATGTAATAGCCTTATAAATTAGTTGCTGACAGCATATAGTACAGACTTTGTGACAACATTCATTAAATTTTACCATTTTTTCATTCTCATTATAGCATACAGGACACTCTTGGTTCATTTTGGTTACTACTTATAATACCTTAATATTTTTAATTCAATTTTTTATTAATTTTACTTAAAAAACTAAACCAGTCTGTTGAAATAATTTACAAATTTAGAACCCTTTTATTGATTTTTCAAAAATCGGACATACTTTTGTTGTCCGTTTTTTTAATTTCCTAATACTTTTGGGAAATTAAAAATAAGAAGAATAAACTTGGAATCTTCAATTATCTTAAAAAAAAGCAAGGGTACTCCACACGATATTTTCACAAAAAAACTAAAAGTAAATTATTTTAAAAATTAGAAAAAACTGTTTCAATTTTTAAAAAAGTGAGATAGCCAAAAAAGTGGAATATGTAGTTTCAAAAAGTCTCAAAAAGTGGAATATGTAGTCTTACAAAACTACTTAAAGATAAGTTTTTATATTAACTTAATATGGAAAACATTCAATTAAATATTTTAAATGAAAAAATATATAACTGTAATATATGCGGTAAAACTTATAAACATTCTTCATCTTATTATAAGCATATTAAATTATGTAAAGTAAGTTTATTAGAAGAAACAAAACGAACAACAGAAATTAATGAATATAAAAATCAAATTATTGAATTAAAAGAAGACCATAAAAAACAAATAATAGATTTAAAAGACCAATATGAAACGCAAATTCAAATGTTAAATACTATAATATTAAATTTTCAAAAACAATCTCAAATACAGTCTCAAATACAGTCTCAAATACAACCTCAAATTATAATACAATCTCCTACTAATTCTCGCAGTTCTTCACCAAAAAAAACCATAGATAACTTTTTAGAAACAAAATGTAATAATGCTATGGATATGAATGAATTTATTAATACAATAACAGTAGATTATAAAGATTTTCTTGAAATAAATAACAAAGGACATTATAAAGGAACTGCCGCAATTATTTTTAACTTAATTAATAAATTAGACATAACTGAACGACCATTTCATTGTTGCGATAACCATAGAAAAATATTTATTATTAGAATTGATAACAAATGGGTAAAAGATAATAGTTTATTACATACTTTAATTAAAAAGTTGCGTAATAATATATATCCAAATTTTAAAAAAAAATGGATAAACGAAAATTATAAAGGAAACATAATGGACGCTTCAAAACAATCTTTTCTTGATGCTATTAACGGTGATGAATATGTAACTACAGGAACTGGAACAAATGGTATGACCGCAAAATACAACTTACACCAAATAGAAGAAAAAATAATTTCTTCTTTAAGTAATTTAATGACTACTATTAAATATAAATAAGCATTCATAAATTAATCTTCAAAATCATTATAATTTTGTAAATCTTCATAATCTTTATCAAATTCTTTATTCAAAAATTCAGCATTACAAGCCATAAGAATTTGAATAGTTGTTTCAAGCCATTTATTATGCCTTTTATATTTTTCATGCTCATTTATTAAATACATAACTACTTCATCTCTATTAAGATTTACATCATTATTTGTTAATATTAAATCAGGATTTAAATTTTCAAAAATGTGAATAGTTTTTCTTATTGACATAATATATTTTTCATACAAATTAATATTTTCTTTTAAATTCCTTATTAAAACTTCATTATGAGTATATTCTATTAATTTACATTCATGTTTGTCTCGTAATTGCTTATACAAATCTCTTTCTTTAATCAAATACATTACGATGTCACTTTTGGTAGTCATTTTTTAGTTTAATATCTTTTATATCTTTAAGTAAAAACCATTTCAATTTTTTATTTAATCTTATTTCGAACATATTTTAATTGTGAAATCGGCGAATGCCCCATTTGAAACGCAAGTTCAATTCTTTTTTCCTCTGTTAACTCAGGGTCATTCAAAATCTCAGTTGCCTTCATGTGACGGTAATTATTAATTCCACCTTTTACACCAATCAGTTGATTATTATTAGAGATGTACGATGTTAATTTCTTTTCTCCAAAAAGATAATCACCTTGCTTCAAATTATTCTTTTTGATATATTCTCTTAAAAGTTTAGAGAGAGTCTCATCTAATTTAATTGGTTCAATCTGATACTTATTTGATGTTTTAAAAATATTCATAACAACTTTTAATTGTCCTGTCTTTGGAACGACAAGATAATTTTTATTATCTGTAACATCAGCCATTTTTGAAACGATCATCAACTGGTAATCATCTCTCATTGTTACTTGGTCGTATAATCTACCAAGTAAATACATCTTTGAATTTTCACCCCATTTTTCTGTTACAAGCTTTAAATATTCAGGAAAAGTTAAGACGGAATCAAATGTCTTTTCAATTCCTTCCTTACTTGATTTACCTTTATAAAGTTCAAAATGCTTTTTGTAATCGTTAAATGTTGCTACAGAGTATGGTAATTTTAAATTATCAATTAGAAACACTACTGACTGGTATAATGATTTTTTCGTATTTATAGCATAACTTGAATCATCAATTATTTTTGATATTTCTTTTGGGTCTTTTAAACACTCAACTACGTTTTCGCATTTTGTAAGTTTAAACAATCGTTTTGTATCTTCTTTATATTTCTTCAAAGTACCATCGGTTTTTATTACGTTACTATCTCTTAATCCTTGTAATAATTCAAACACTTTTTCTAAATCAATAACTTTTGGTAATGACTTTTTAGATTTTTTAATCATAATAACTTCAGGTTCAGCTTCCTCTTCAACAACCAACTTCTTTGTTTTCTTAACTTTCTTTTTAATTGCTTTTAGTGGTTGATGAGATGCTCCTTGACTAATTGATACAGGTTCAGGTTCAGGTTCAGGAACTGGTATTGGAACTGGTTCAGGTTCTTTGACTGGTTGCTTCAAAGATTTTAAAAGAACAGTATTTTGTCGGCGAAGTTCGTTAATCGCTTCTTTATGTTTCGCATAATGACGTTGTTGCCTCAATCGGTTCAACTCTCTTTTACGGTCAGCAACTTCGGTATTCATTTGAATTATACCAATATTATTATCTTTAGAATTAACCGAACTCATTTCAATTTTTTTATATATTAAAAAAGTAATTTATCTCTAAATCAGTTATATGTATAATTTATATTTCGGTAGCCTCTTTAGTATTTAAATAATTTTGATGTTTTTGAGTTTTAAGATGTTGCGATTTATTTGCGTATGTATAATTACTACCGCATTCGCAGATAAAAGGTTTATTGTATCGTTCTCTTAATTGTTCTTTATGTTGTTCTCTATATACTTTTTGTTGTTCTTTTAGTCGTTCTTTATTTTGTTCGTAATATTCTTTATTTTGTTCTCTTATTTGTTCTTGATGTTGTTTTTTCCATTCTTTTACATATTCTTTACAATATTCTTTTTCTTCTTCTTTACTTCTAAATGGTCTTCTTATATTAACATTTGGAACTTTATCAAACCATTCTCGTTCTCTCATTCGTAACTCTTCGCTGTTATTACAAGGACAACTCTCTAACAATATAATTTTATAATCCCCTCTCTCTAAAATTTGGAATGAACTTAAATAAGTATAATTGTTATCTTGTAACCATCTATTATATTCTGTTTTATGACCGATTAGTCGCTCATCTAATGTTAATATTGTTGAACCAATATATTTTTCATTTGTAATATTACAAATAATACCATACACTTTTCCATTTTGATAATCATCATCATCTTCAGTAGTCGCCATTTTGAATGCTTGCTTGTTGTATATAATATGATGTAAATCTGTAGTCAAATAAAATTTCAATTTTTTTTTAATTCAAAAACTAAATTAAAATTCAAACTAACAATCAAGTGGAAGCGTAGTGAAAAAGTTAAATAGTTGTATTAAATATATATGGG